TAGTGGGCAAACTCCACAGTTTTAACGTGATGCTGCGCTCGACTGTGGCCGCCGTCGATGCTGACGGCGCTCTTGTCGCCGAGGCTGCCGCTACCGACTGCGCCGCCGCTCTGGCATGGCATGAGCAGAGCGTGTGCCGCGCCCTGGGTGAGGTCAAGATGTACAGCAATGAGGACGATCCGACCTACTACGGCGACATCTACTCATTTTTAGTGCGCGCCGGCGGCCGCCGTATGCGCAACGATGGGGCCGGAGTGCTCGCGATCGTACAGGACACCGTAGAGTAATCACCATGGCAAAGCTCAAACATCTCGTGTTGCACTGCACCGCCACGCCTGAGGGCCGTGAGGTCACCGCGGATGACATCCGCAGGTGGCACACAGCCCCGGTGGCGGCGGGCGGTCGGGGCTGGAGGCAGGTCGGATATACCGATCTGATCCACCTTGACGGCACGGTGGAGCGCCTTGTCGACAACAACGAGGATGCCAATGTGGATCCGTGGGAGATCACCAACGGCGCGGCAGGCTACAACTCTGTAAGCCGTCATGTCGCCTACGCCGGCGGATGCGCCCTCGATGGCAAGACGCCCGCAGACACCCGCACCGTCATGCAACGCAGTGCCATGGAGCGCTATGTGCGTGATTTTCACCGGCGCTTCCCATTGGTCCGCATCGTCGGGCATAATGAGCTCGCGGCCAAGGCGTGCCCGAGCTTTGACGTGCAGAGGTGGCTCAGGTCAATAGGTATCAACCAGTAATGCCAACGCTATGAGGTATGACCATAACAGACGTGATAGCCCTTGCCGGGAGCGGGGGTATAGTAGGGTTGGCCATCGGATTTGCGACACTCCGCGCCAAGATCCGGCAAGCCAACGCCGATGCGGAGTCCGCCAAAGCCCAAGCCCAAAAAGCGCGGGCAGAGGCCGAGACTATTAAGATAACCAATACAGAGTCAGCCACAAGGATACTGGTTGACAACCTGTTAAAACCAATTATAAAAGAATTAGATGAGACTCGTAACGAGGTCAAAAAATTGCGCGAGGCACTGGAGCGCGCTAACAATTGTCGCTATCATGCTGACTGCCCTGTGTTGCATGGGATGCACCAGCTCGCGGTCGCAGTCAAGGGAGATGGCCGCGGGGCAGGGATCGACAGAGCAGGAGGCGTCGACCACCATCACGCGCAAGCAGGTGAGGTTGACGCCGATACCGGCGGCAGTGGCATCCCTCCGCCTCGCGGCCGTGAGCCTCCCTGATCTGCCCGACGGACTCCCGTTGTCGATGCACAACGGCCGTGCGACCGTAACGGTCGAGCGCGACGGCGACAGTCTGATCGTGACAGCCACATGCGACTCACTGGAGCGTCAGATCGAGATTGTCGAGGAGGAGCTATGGCACACAAAACAGCAGGCAGAGGCTTACAGATCTCAGCTTGAGGAGTCGGTCAAACAGCGGTCAAACGGCGTTTGGCCGACGCTCAAATGGCTTTTTGCCGGGATAGCCGCCGGCGTAGTATTAACCATAACAACGACAAAGATATATGGCAGTATTAGACGGCGTTAACCTTATCCTGTCGATCGGCGGCAAGGCCCTGGCATTTTCGACGGGATGCAAGATCACGACGACCACGGAGACCGGCACGCGCCAGACCAAGGAGTCGGCCGCCGGCAAATGGCCGGAGAAATACGCAAAGAGCTTTAGCGAGGACATCTCGGCTGACGGCCTGACGATTACAAATGGCTCGGATAACATGCCCTCTTACGATCAGCTCAAAAAAATGCAGCTCACCGGCGAGCCGATCACGGCCTCGTACAGCGTGCGCGAGGGCGAGGGCCGCGAGGGTAAGGAATCCGGAGGTTATGCGGGCAAATACCTGATCACATCGCTCGAGCTCGACGGTCAGACCAATGACGACTCCAAATACAGTGTCAAGCTCGAGAGTCACGGACCGGTCAAGCCGATCAATGGCGGCCTCTCCGGCGGCGACGCGGCTCCGGCGGCAAATAAGTAATCTCAACAGGTGATAATCATGGCAAAATCAAAAAGCAACAAAGCGGCCGGCATGCCGGCCGGAGCGCCTCCGAGAGTGGAGCTGCGCCGCATAGTGATCGCCGGCAAGGAGTACCCCTGCCGCATAACCATGGGGGCCATGCTCCGCTTTAAGCGTGCGACCGGCCACGATGTGAGCAAGCTTGACTCCGGTAATATCGAGGAGTTGCTGACATTTGTACACTGCTGTATAGCGAGTGCGTGCAATGTCGACAGGATCGAGTTTGGCCTGACCGTGGAGGAGATGGCCGACAATCTCGAGCCGGACGCTCTCAATGCCTTTTACGACGGTATCTCCTCCCCCTCGGCCGGGGAGGCTGACACCGAAAAAAAAACAGTAGCCCCGGCGTAACCGAGCTGCTCGCGGTCGCGGTCGGCGAGATGGGTATGACCGTCGCCGATTTTTGCGAGCTGACGCCGGCGGAGTTTTCGGAGGCGCTGACAATACGCCAGCGCCTCCGGGAGTCCGGCGAGCGGGCGGAGTGGGAGCGGGCGCGCATGATGTGCATGTGCATACTCCAGCCCTACGCCAAAAATCCTCTCAAACCTACTGACGTCATGCAATTTCCGTGGGAAGCAGGAGAGAGAGGAGATACAGCGCGCCGGGCGCTCACGCATGAGGAGGAGATGGCCGAGTTTGAGCGCGCTAAAAAGGCATACGGATTAACCTGACAATAACGACAATGGCAAACAACAGCATCGACTTTGAGATCAGTATCAGGGATGCGGGGAGCGGCGCTCTCCGCACGGTGTCTGTTGCCGCCAAAAAGGCCGACGAGGCGATAGCGCAGATTACGCAGAGCGCCTCAAAAGCCGAGGGTGGTCTGCGCAATATGGCGGGCGCATCCATCGTGCTCGAGGCGGGCATCAAGTCCATACAGACGCTGCAGGGCGTGATCGGCGGTGCGATCAGCCAGTACAACTCGTTTGACACCGCGATGCGACGCGCCAATACAATGGCGCTGCAGTCTGGCGAGGCATACGACAAGATGCGCGGTCAGATCGTCAGCATGAGCCGGGAGATACCGCTGGTGCGCGATGAGCTTGCCAACGGACTCTACGAGGTGGTGTCAAACGGCGTGCCGGAGGACAACTGGATAGAGTTTCTGGACCGTTCCGCCCGCGCGGCCGTAGGCGGCTGCGCCGACCTCGGCACCACCGTCGGCACCACTGCGACGATCATCAAGACATACGGCCTCGCATGGGATCAGGCAACATCCGTGCAAGACAAGATGCAGATGACCGCCAAAAAGGGCAAGACAAGCATCGCGGAGCTTGGTCAGGCATTGCCACACGTCAGCGGCTCTGCCTCGCAGCTCGGCGTCGAGCTTGACGAGCTGATGGCGGTATTTGCGTCGACAACCGGCGTTACGGGCAACACCTCGGAGGTCAGCACACAGCTTGCCGCGGTGCTCAACTCGCTGATCAAGCCGTCATCGGAGGCGAGCAAGGCGGCCGAGGCTATGGGGATCCGCTTTGACGCAGCCTCGGTCAAGGCTGCGGGTGGTTTTGCCAATTTTTTGACGCAGCTCGATACATCGGTACAGGCGTATGCGGCCAAGTCGGGACAGCTGTCGGAGACGATCTACGGTCAGTTGTTTGGCAGTGCCGAGGCGCTGCGCCTGCTGGGCTCGCTAACCGGCGAGCAAAAGGATGTCTTCGCGGCCAATATACAGGCGATGGCAGACAGTACAGGCGCTATCGACGAGGCATTTGAGATTATGAGCGAGTCAAATGACTCGTTTGCTCAAAAACTCAACAATGCGATAGCGTCGATGACCGACTGGGCGGGGTCTGCGGCAAAGGTGGCCGGCCCGGTGCTAGACCTTACCGCTAACGCCGGGATGGCGGTAATGAGTATCGCACAACTCGCAAAGGGGATGCGGCTCGCCAAGGTGGCGTCTGCGGCATGGACAGCCGTACAGCATCCGCTCAATGCCGCAATATCTGCAAACCCGATCGGCCTGATGGTGATGGCTATTGCGGCTCTCGTTGCCGCGATAGTGTATGCCTACAACAACTGTGAGGAGTTTCGGCAGTCGTGCGACCGGATGTGGGCGACTGTCAAGGATGTCGCCGAGGTTATATGGGCGCTACTGGTCAAGGCGTTTAACGCGGTTTATCCGATAATCAAGGATGTAGCCGAGGTTGTATGGTCGCTGTTGGTCAAGGCGTTTGAGGCGCTCTATGAGATCCACACAAAGATCGTGGGAGCTGTGATGGACTACCTGGCGCCGGCGTTTGACAAGCTCTCGAGCGCCGTTAAGACGGCGTGGGAGTGGGTGCGTCGCCTGTCGGGTGTCGATGAGGCTGATCAGCTCGAGGCGGCCGGCAATGCAGCCAAGGGCGCAGCCGCGGCCGTCACCGGCTACGGTGAGGCAGTCGAAGAGGCGGCCGACAAGGCCGAGGAGGCTGGCAAAAAGACTGTCAACGGCCTCAACGGAGGTGGTCCGACCAACCCTCCCAAATACGACGGCAAAAGCCTTATAGCCAATGCCAGGACGTATAATGAGCTCGCCAACAATATCACCTACTATGAGAGTAAGCTCAAAAATCTCGCGCCATCACAGGAGGCGGAGATCACCCGCATATCCCGGGCTGTCGCAGGTCTAAAGCGTCAGCAGGAGGCGATCAAGGCGCTGCAGGCGGCTGCCGAGATGCCGGAGGATCCGCGCTCCATGGCGGACATCAATAAGGCTATCTCGATCAAAAAGGCACAGCTGCAGCTCGAGCCTGACCCCGGCGCGCAGGTCCGGATAAACCGCGAGATCAAGGCGCTGGAGCGACAGCTTAAGATCATCGAGATCCGTCTGGAGACAAAGCCGCTTAAGGCTGATCAGATCATCCCGGCGACGCCTGACCATGGCGCAAAAATAGACTTGAGCAAATATGGCGTCACTCCGCCGGATCTGTCAAAGATCAAGTTACCGGGCGCCGATCAGATCCTCGGCGACGGACATGAGCGCAAAAAACAGGAGATCGAGGGGCTGGTACCCGTATCGCGGCTTGCGCAGCAGGGACTCGGCGGCGTGAGCGACATGCTCCAATCCGTAACCCGGCTCACCGGCGAGAGTGCCGGCGCATGGCTCCAGTGGGGCGCCTCCGTCCTCGATGCCTGCTCCAGGGCGCTGCCCGCTATTATGGCCGTGGCAGCCGGCAATGCCGCCAACAGCGCCGCGCAGACTCCCGTCGTGGGATGGATCCTCGCCGGAGCGGCTATAGCCGGGGTGCTCGCGTCATTTGCGGCAATCCCAAAATTTGCAGATGGCGGTATAGCCTACGGCCCGACTCTCGGCCTGTTTGGCGAGTATGCCGGCGCCTCCAATAATCCGGAGGTGGTGGCGCCGCTCGATAAGCTGCGCTCCCTGATCAATCCGGCGGGAGGTGTCATGGCCGGCCGCGTGGAGTTTGTGATCGATGGCCGCAGGCTGGTGGGAGTCCTTAACAATGTCAACAGATACAACGAGCGTACACGATGAGCAAGACACTGACATATTACACGGAGTTTGGCAATCGCCCGGCGATCCATGCCGGACGCGAGGCGTGCTACCGTATCGAGATATGGGGAGAGGGCAATAACGTCGCCAGAGAGATCAGTGTGGATTTTGACGCTCCGGCCATGATCGAGTGGGCGGAGGTGGCCAAGCTTGATCCGGTGCAGGGATCCGCTCTGACGCTGCGCCTTGTCTCGGAGAGCGACCGGGAGTTTGTGGGGCTGTACACCGTGGAGGAGGGCGCATGGCGCGTCGATATATACCGCAACGACGATCTGTACTGGCGCGGATCTATCGACACGGAGCTGTACGAGGAGCCATACTCTACGTCGAGCGGCTACGTGGTGGAGGTCACGGCGTCAGATCTCGGCCCGGCCGACCGCACCGATTTCGACTTGACCGGCCGCCATACCATAGAGGATGTTATCCGTCATTGCCTGTTATGCACTGCAATAGCCGACATGGAGCAGGCTATATCGATCAGCACGTCGCTGCCTGACGCCAAAGAGCCATTGTCGCTATCGGATCTGTATGTCAACACCGCCAATTTTTACGACGAGGATGGCGAGCCCATGACATGCCGCGAGGTGCTCGAGGAGGTGTTGAGACCGTTTGCTCTCCGCCTTGTGCAGCGCAATGGCGTGGTACATATATTTGACCTCAACGCGGCGTCCGCCTGGCCGTCGACGGAGGTCTGCTGGATCAGCAATGACGCCCGGATGGGTGTCGATGTGACCTATAATAAGGTCAAGGTGCTGCTGTCGACCTACTCCGACGCCAATGGCTGTGACGGATCCCTCGAGCATGACGAGGTGCTTAAGGGATCGGCCGGAGATCTGTACTACACCGGTGAGCGCGATCACCAGGCGATAGGATCGCCGGGGTTTAGGGTGGCCTCCGGACAGGAGCAACATCCGCAGCTCGAGATATGCAATGGTGCGCTGGTGTGCCGCATGGATGCGGAATGGAGCGGCAGCGATACCGCCGGGGTCGTGTGGCAATACATGGGGCTCAAGGCGCTCGGATCCGGCTATCAGTGTATGATCACGCGAGATGGCGACAACTGGCCGACTGCCATGACATCGGGTACGTTTGTCCCGATCGCCAAGACGCGGCGCCATCTGTCATTAGATCCGTATCAGCCTGTGTATGTAGGATCATCGGCGGGCGGCGAAGTCTATACCGGGGCGCAGCTCCGGGTGTCGCTCGACCTGCTCCTCGACACTCGCTACAATCCGTTTGAGGATGCGGGCGCCGACAATGGCGGCACGCAATACGGCAAGGCGCTCGACATCCCGGCGTCTGTGCGTATCCCCGTGCAGATCGTGTGCCGCAATATCGATGGCGAGATCGCATACCTGTACAATAACGACAGCTTTGTCAGCTCCTACTCCTACACCGGCGGAGAGGGGCAATGGATACCCTATACAGCCGCCGATTTAGCTAAAAACATCTGTTGGCTACAGTATTACGATTGGGACGACTGGAATGGTAAATCGCCTGTAGGAGGATGGGTTGCAAACCGTCAGAGTATCGGCGATCCAAAGGCTACGACCAAGACTATGAAAAAGCGCGGCGACGGCTATTATATCCCCATGCCGCCGTGTGTGGGGTCTGTTGAGCTGTGGGTCGGCAAGGGGTTTGGCGTCATTGTCGATGGGTCAGATGGGTGGCTGCCAAATACAGCAGTACGGCAGTCTGACGCATGGGATAAGTTTGTCAGCCATTTGCGGTGGCTGGCCTACCGTAATCCCAAAATCGACCTCGTCAAATCGAGCGGCAAGGATCTGACCGGGAGCGATCTCGAGGATAGTGCATATATAGTGCGGACTGCAAAGGAGGAGCTGTCTATCGATACGATCGTAGGTACTCCGGGTGACCGGGCGCTCCCTACGTCAAGAGCTATGATGACACTCGGCGACGGGCGGCAGATCCGACGCATGACCCGCGCCGGAGTCACCGACCGCATCGAGCGGCTGCTGATCGGCACGGCATACAGCCAGTATGCCGGACACAATACGGTGCTGAGCGGCACGGCGGAGCTTGTGCCGGATATGCCGGCTATGACTGACGCCTCGGCGCCAGGAGAGAGATATATAATGCTGTCGGATCGTCAAAACCTCGCGGCCGACACAAGCGAGATCCGCATGGTGCGCTTTGTCGGCGATAGCTATGAGGGTGTCGAGATAACCAAAACAACGCAAGGCTGACCAATGAGCAAAAAACAATACAACGTAAGGACTGCGGCGGTGGCCGCGACCGAGAGGCGCGCCCGCAGGAGAGGCGCGTCTGTAGTCACCGCGGGCTCCGGCAGCAGCTATAACGAGGTGTATGGCGACATCGCCGGCAAACTCGACAGAGAGCTCTTTGACTCGATGTTTGAGCGGGTTAGCGAGGGTGTCGACGCCGAGGGTGTCGAGCGTTGGTACATCCGGGCCAAGTCGCACCTCGTGAGCGTGGGCGATGTTACAGCGTATGGCAATGGCGGTCCTGGCGGAGGCGGATCGACGGGCGGCGGGGTTACGGAGCTGCGCCGCCTCGATGATGTGATATTGACCAATCCCAAGGCCGGGCAGATCCTCAAGTATGATGGTCAGCATTGGGTCAATAGGACAATAGATACAGGACTCAACGAGACGGCTCTTGCGGCATACCTGCAGACCAACCGGTATGCCAAGTTGAGCGATATCCCCTCGCTGGCCGATTATGCCACGCAGTCGTGGGTAGAGGGCAAGAGCTACGCCACGCAGTCGTGGGTAGAGGATAAGGGCTATGCCACAGAGGCATGGGTGATAGCACAGCATTACCTGACGGAGCACCAGGATATATCGCACCTGCTGACACGTGCGGAGTTTGACTCGATGTTTGAGCGCGTTGATACAGATGGCGGCGGGTGGTACATATTGGCCAAGTCGCACCTTGCCAGTGTCGGCGACGTCACAGCTTACGGGACCGGCGGTCTGGGTAGTACACTCGGAGGTATCGGCGATGTGCAGCTTGGCTCGCTTGCAGCGGGCGACGTGCTCAAGTGGGACGGTCAGCACTGGGTCAACGGCCCTGCTCCTGCGGGTGGCGTCGACGAGTCGGTGCTGGCCAACTACGTGACGCTCGACACCGAGCAGCAGATCAGCGGGCACAAGCGGTTTACGTGGAACGATACGGATTTTAGTCATCGCATCACGGTCAATGGCAGCTTTGAGGACGATATCCACCACCATCCGCAGGTCATGTGGCATGTCAGCAATCGCCGATGGACTAAGGCGGTCATGGACGTATGGGGCAATATCCATCTCTTGGAGGGGAGCGCGGGTACATTTGGTGGCGCACATCAAGGCCTCGTGGCGTCCAAATTTGCCAAGCCGGACGGCACGGCCTCGCAGGTACTTATGGCCGATGGGTCGGTGCAAACGCTCTGGAGGGCGGCAGAGGTGACAACCGCAACTACTGACTCAGGGATGATTACGCCTTTGGGGCTCAATCAATGGACGACAAAGACATTTGTGACCGCCCTCGGCACATCGGGCAACTATCTGACATGGACAAAGAACGGCGCGGTTAATAATATTACGATACCATATGCCACCGAGTCGAGGGTGTTGCGCTCTAACGGGTGGCTCACGGCCATCAGCGGCGACAAGCATGGCGCGGGGGTGAGGCTGTATGAGGCGTATAACAACGGCTATCCTACCGCTTATGGCAATGTGCTGGCGGTGCAAGGATCGGCGATGGCGGGCGCGGGCGAGTTGCTTATGGGATGGTCGGGCACGGACGCGGGACACGCAAATCTGTATTACCGCAACTGCAGGGACAGCGCTATCACGTGGTCCCCGTGGACTACCATCCTCGACTCGGCAAACTACTCCTCCATCCTCGATGATCGCTATGTCAACATCACCGGCGACACGATGACGGGGCCGCTGCGTATTGCGCACAGCGCAACCAACTGTGTGCTGTACACTCAGTACAACACCGCGGGTGCGTACTCCAATGTGATATGGGCTAATGTGAATGAGTCCCGTGTTATCTTTGGATCGCCCAACTGGCCGACTGTCGAGCTTGAGACCGCTAACTCCGCGACGGCTGCATATCGTCGCACAAATGGCGTACAATACAAGATCTGGGACTCCGGCAACCACGGCCACACCAGTGGTCTTAATGCCGATCTGCTCGATGGCCATCACAGATGGGATTTTTTTAGACATGGCGCCGGTTATATATCAAGCGATTACTTTAACGGAACCGCGTTTCAAAATCTCGCCCCTGGCGCTTATATATACGGTTACGGAGCTGCATCGGGCTTGTTGGTGTCGTTTGGTAACATCGGAGCGAGTGCGTCATCGTTGGAGCTATACACAACATATCCCGACGAGACAGACATCCGCTATCGTAAAAAGATAGACTCCAACCGTTTCGCAGGCGGGTGGAATACTCTGATTACTAACCGTAACATCTGGGCTTATAATGCGGGATCCGCCACCAAACTACAGACAGCGCGCAGCCTTTGGGGTAACAGCTTTAACGGCGAGGCGGGGTGTGGAGGAGGTCTGACGTTTGACCCGCTTACCGGCGCAAACGCGCGCAATCTGCTGTATCAAAAAATGGCCGATAATGACTTTTTTCGCATCC